AGTTTTATCATCAAAATCAGAAGCTGAATAACCTGAACCTGTTGGAACGGTAACATTTGCAAGCATTAAAATATCTCCTGCTGTCATTCCTGTAGTAGAAGATAAAGTAATTGTAAGAATAGCAGAGCCGTCTGTAGAAGCTAGCTTGTCGGTTAAAGCTCCGAAGTCAGTTTTAATAGGGTGGATGTCATAATAGGCTTCCCCCGTGTAAACATATAAAATTCTATTGGTTCCTATAATGGAATATTTAATACCGTCTTTGTTAACCATTTGATGGAGAGCTCGAGCTGCACCGGTTAGAGATTTATCGCCTAGCTGGGACCACCCCCCTATTTTTTCAGGAGTGCCATATCTAAAACGAACGTTCTCACCCCCCGTCCACTGTGCTTCAGCTCCGGTAGAGGTAACTTGTTTATTAAATCCTGGTAAGAAACCTATTTTTTGTAACATATAAAAACCTGTTTAGTAGGTAGTATATCAGATCGATATGGAATTCAACAGATTTTGTAAGGGCTATTTTGGAATTGGCATACGTTCTATCCATACATTTCCAGCCACAGTAATTCTAGATTCATCTGTGTTATAAAAAGGATATACACAATGGTTTAAATAAGCGGGAAAAATTAAAACTTGTCCTTCCCAATTTTTATCCGGTAAAATTCTTTCTTCTGTAAAACATGCGTTTGGCAGATCAGTTCCTTGATGAAAAAAACTAACTCCTCCTGCTAAATTTTCACTACCTTCAAAACCCGGAGAATTTTGACGTAATTCTAGTCCATCATAAGGAATTTGTACAAATATTATAAAAGAAAAATGACCATAGTGACGATGTACAGGATTAAATTCATGTTTTTTCATATGGTTAATCCATATATCTAGTAATTTTAATTTAACTATATTGGAGTTATCTTCTAAAGGAGTAATCATTCTTAAGAACTCCGAAGTTATTTCATTAAAAGGACTATACATTTTAATAGATTTAGTTATAAAATCTTCAAGTAAATGTATGTGTTGATCTAATCTTTCTTCTCTTACAATATTTCCAGCTAACCTACTATTAAAGGGTTCATTCCTTTCTTTAGCTATTTCTTTTACTTTATTAAAAATATCTTCCGGAAGTTTATCTCTTAAAATTATTTCTTGGTGTCTACCTATAGTCATTAATCAAAATCCTTTTTATTCCACACCATATTTTTATAGTTATCTATTATTCTTTTAAAAAAAGCAAGGCTTTCGTGCGGAAAAACGGCCTCACCATATTCGATCTCCATTTTCCATGCTTCCCTTTTAAAAGGAATTACCATTACTATGGGAGTCCCTGCTGGAATAACTTTAATATCTTGTTCTTCAGGAATCTTTTTAGGAAGAGAAGGAAAATTAATGGGCAGCTTGCTATATTTATCTGTGTCTACTACTCCGCTTAATGGTCTAAAAGGTAAATTAGAATGATTAAGGGGAGGAACAAATAAACAACTATAACCGGGAGGAGTTTTAATCACCCATGGAGATAGTATTTTTACTATAATTTTCATTTCATCTTTATTACAACCATCCTCTGGAAATTGATAAGGAGAATGTGGTTCTAATCCAAGTGCATTCTCATGTAAAAAATCTTTGATCGGTTTTGGGTAACTAAGTTCCACACCAGATTTACCTTCTTCATCCTTTATTTTTCTCCATCCCATTTCCCAACTGGTAGATATAGTATATCCCATACTTAAAGCATCTAAAAAAGGCATACATTTTTTTACTGTAGTAGTATCATAATCCTCTTTATCATGGAAATTAGGCATTTTTTTATACCACTCTGGTATTACTTTTTTAGAAGGTTGAGGAAGAGTTAAATATTTTTCAGCTTCTTTTCCCAACAGAGATTTAAATATTATTTTTTTCTTTGTAAACATTTTGGTATACCTAAAAACTCCCTTCCATCAAATTTATTTTGTTTTGCATTTTTATGCGCAGCGTCATTATAATGTAAAAAAACTTGAGCACAGTCATCACCATGTAAAGCATACCGCCAATGCTCTATTTTTAGACCTTTATAACATAACATATCTCCTATATTTAAGTCTACTCTAGTTCCTTCTTCATCTTTTCCTCCAGTATTATCTAGATAAATAGGCCAGTCAGTTCCTCCTAAATGAAGTGTGCTAGAGATTTCACATGAAAATCTATCTTTGTGTCTTTTTAAAATATCTCCATGTTTATATAATCGAGCATAAGTGTAATTGTTGGATAGCTTTAAATTAGTTGCTTTTTCCATTAAAGGTTTTAATTTTGGAAGCAAAGAATCCATTACAGGATCGCCATAACATGAATAAGAATCTGGTATTTGACCATCATTCCACGTACCCCAATAAGGTACAAAAGGAGAAATAAGTTTTTCTCCTAACATAAGTTCTACTCCTCTTCTTTTAAGTTTAAAGTACTCATAAATAAAATCACAAAGCTCTTTAGAAACTGCTTCTCTTATAATGATATAATTATCTTTCATGTAAATAAAGGTCCCATCCACCATCCTACTAATGAATATCTAATTCCTTTAGTTACAGGTTTTACTCTATGCCAAATATAAGAAGGAAAAAGCAGTATAGTTCCTTTAGCTTTAAATTCTTTTTTAGTAATTGAAGGGATTTTTCTATCTCCTTCTGGAGCAGAACGAAAGCTTTGAATCTCTAATTCCCCTCCTGTGTATTCGGAAGGATCTGTTAAAGGAATTACCATAGTTAATTTACGGCTTTGATTACTTGTTTCTTCGTCTGCCATATCTATATGCCAATCATAATGTTGACCTGTATCATATTTGGTAAATTGAAGTGCTTCTAATCCACTAATATTATATTTAAAAATATCTCTATTACCTTGTAGAGCGGGGTTTTGAATCCAATCTAATATCCAGGGGGCTCGTAGCCATCCTACGTCAGAATCTCTAACCTTTGTATCAAGATTTTTTTTATTATAATTAGCTATTTGCCCCTGCGCAGAAGGTTGACCTGTACCATATTTAACAATTTGATCACACACATGAGAAGGAACTCCACGGTCCCAAAACACATAGTCTTTTAATAACATTATATCCTTTTTAACTTTATTTATCTTTCTTATATATAAAAAAAACTAAATTGTAAACTTAAAAATTACCTTGTTGAAGCGACGAAGGCCAGACAGGAAAATGCTCTTGTAAAATTGGATCATTAGACATCATATCTCTTAAGGCTTGTCTATAAGTTTTAAGATCAGCTAAGGCTGCAGCATGTTCAGGTTTATGAATAGCAAAGTCTGAAGTACTAACCATCCAGTCAGTAGATTTTAAAAGATTGTTTCTTTCTTCTCTTGCTTCTTCTGTAGGCCATCTTCTTTGTGTATGCAGTGAACCATCAGCAGGATCCACCCACCAATTTATTTCAACTGCATCATTAGAACATTCTATAAATTTTGCTGCTTCAGCACTATTAGAAGGTAAAACATCTTCTACTCTATGAACTTTGTTTGTCTGTAGATGTACTTCAATATATTTCATATTACGTTGCGTATTCTACAACTACCACTCTGCCACTAGTACCATTACTAGTGCCAGTTCCACCAGTACCTATTGTAACTGGAATACCAGTACCAGCAGTATATTGAGGTTCAGTTAAATATTTTGCATCAACTCCTCCTGAGCCACCACCAGAAGATAGGGGATTCCATCCACCACTCCCAGCACCGCTTAAAGCAATAACAGGACTACCGCCCACTTCGCCTTGTGTGTATGGTGCTCCACCAATTCTTCCTTTATTCTGGCCTGCGCCAGCTTGTGTATTGCCTACTGCCCAATAAAGATTGTTTGAGTAGGTTCCCGCAGTACTTGGTCCTACTCCGGGTGAAAATTTGTTTCCTCCAGGAGCAGATGCGTGAGTTCCAAAATTTGTTGTATTTCCATTATTCCCTGCGTTAGTTTGATAAGAAGAGCCGCCGCCGCCACCAGCTGCAGCTACCATCATGTAAATACTATTGTTGGATGCTGTATGTGTACCAGGACTATTATATATTGTTGTGGTTCCGGTAGCACCACCACCAGAACCGGAAGCCGCAGTAATAACTCTTCCTTCTCCGTCAACTGTAATAGTTGATGCAGTGTAAGTGCCTTTGGCCATTTTAATTATTCTAGGCATATTTTAACTCCTCCTTCAGAATTAAAGTTGATTTTCCTCCTATATCCAATTTATGAGGAAAAGTCAACAAAATTAATCAGCCATTTCCGTATAAGAAACATGCCAAGATAAATCAGAGGCAGTTCCGGCTGTAACATAAAGTAAATCTGTTTCATCTAACCATAAAGGTCCCGTTGAATCTAAAAAACTTAATGTTGAATCTGCTGGAACGGAAACTGTACTTGCTATTTTATAAAAAGTACTTCCGTTATCATTGCTAACTTCTAATGTAACATCACATGCGTCAGTTCCATCAGT